TCAATTTGAACAGATATATCACTTTCGTTAGATACAATGCCTTCATTAACAATGTCTTCAATTGCAGTATCACATTCTGCCTGTTGTGCTATATCACGATAACGTCTGATTAAATCAGTATCAGCTTTATCCCGGCCATCAGTATCCAAGATAGAACCATAAAATCCTCCGCCGGGGATATCTACAGTGCCATCATCAGAGGAAGGGCTTGTAAAAGTTACAACGCCCTCCTCCTCATTTTTTCTACTGATTTTAAAACCAAAAAGTTCAGCCATAATAACTCCTACTAATCCTTATATTTAGTAGGTAAAGAATTAGAAGTTTACGCCAGAAGCCTCAAAATGTTGATATCTCCAAGTAACTTCAAACTCTTCAATAGCATCTGCTTGATCAGAACTTAATTCTATTGCTGCAAGAGATGTTGGCCATGCACTTCTGAAGACATAAGTTTTGAGAATTGTGTTATCTCTATCTAACTGTTCAACTTGTAAATCAGTTTGATAATCTGCAAGTACGCTTGTTCCAGTTCCTTCTGCAAGATCATTAATGCCGTTCATCCATAATTCTAATGAATTACGAATACCAAAGTCTGTATCATTCATAAATGTAGTTGTCCAAGCATCATCAAAAGTTCTGTCACCAGCAATATAAATTTGTCTTCCTCTGAACGGAATTGCAATTTCAGTTAAAGTTTGCGCTGGTAGACTAGACGCTCTTGCCAAAAATGAAGCTCTACGAACATCCAATCCAATTGCAATTCCAGATGGCGGAGTAATAGTAACTCTGAATTGATTTGCCCGAGCACCTCCACCAATTAAATTTGCTTTAAAATCATCTATCTGTGCCATGTGAAGTTACTCCTTAAAATTGTCCTACTACTTCACTAAACTCTACACCAGTACGAACCGCAACAAAGTTTAGAGTAATGAAGTTGATTGATCTGGCTGGTTTGATGTAAATATCACCAATAAATTCATTTCGGTCTATAACCTCACCAGTATTATTTGTATCATCAGCGACCACTCTAAAGTCAAAAATACCTCTACGACCTTGAACATCTCTCAAGAAAGGTTCAATAAGATTTCTGAATTGCGCTCTTGTAAATTCATCGTTAAATTCAAAGAGAGAGAACTTAGCAGCAGTTGAAATAGCTTTTTCCAAAACCAAGAACAATCTTCTCACATTGATTCTATCAAATGCACTGGGTTTTGCCAGAGCAGTTTTATCACCAAACAGAACCACACCTTGGCCTGGAAAATCAACAACAGGATTAATTCTTGCTCGATAAAGTTGATCTCTTTCGGATTTTTTAGGGTTATATGACAGTTTAATTGCGCCTCTAACATTACCTCTGTTGAAACCAGCTGGTGAGAACCAAGGGTCAGCGACATTATCAGTGAAACAACACAGTCCCGCCGTGTCACCATTCATTGGTACAAATCTGAAAACATCATTATACTTATCATACATTTGTTTATAAGAACTATCAAAAACAACATATGATGAAGATGGACAAAGGTCAAATGCATCAACGACATTCTCTGTAGCAGTGATAGAACTTGAAACCCCTACGGTTGCAGAACGGTATGGCGAAAGAAATGCAACGCAATCTCTTCTTGTTTCTACAAGTGCAGTTAACATAGTAGCATGTGTATCTTGCGTGGATGCTGTATCACCAGCACCACCACCTCGACCACCAAGAATAAGATTAACATCAAGTGACTCTGTATCTTCAAAATTATCATAAGCTATTTCAAGTTCACCAGCAGTTACTGCATAGTCATCAGTACCATTTTTGAGATTTGTTGTAGTTGGTGTGTCAAGTGCCGCATATGAAGTACCACCTGCTTCTAGTTGAATTTTACCGTTTTCATCTTCATTTGAAGTACCAGTAGCATCAAGAACAATATTGTCTCCAGCATTTGCACCAGCACCATCAGTTCCACCGTCTTCCATGACGATCTCACTTGTTTCACCAGTGAAGTCTGTACCCCAGTTTGTTCCAGTTGTATTGTGATCCATCCAATAAACAAAATTGGAAGTTCTAAAAATTTTGTCTGCATAATAAACACTATCACCTTGGGGTGATTTACCATTTGGATTCTTAGAAAGATTTGCAAATGTCTCTAAAACAGCATTTGTTCTGTTTCCATTACTTTCTACAGCAAATCCACTGATTTCTCCAAGTTGATCATATACAACAATATGAATCTCATCTTGAGTGCCTCTTTGATTTTGCGTGGCAAAATCAGATGTGCCTGGAGCTTCATCAAATAAGTCATAAAATCTCCATCGGCGTCGAATATTTGTAGCAGTAGCAATTGTACTTTGAAGGCCTGCGCCATTTGGATCGTCTTTTAGTTTAATCGTAATGGTGGATGCATCAGCGGCAGTAACTTGATATTCAAATCCTCTTGCTTCTCCAAAGTTAACAATATCATGGATTGTGAAAGCTGTGCCATCTGTTACACTAATAATTGTTTGGCCAATAGCTTCTTCGGCACTTGTAGTTGTTACAGCAGTCTCTTCAAATGCAGTTGCATTAGCACAAATTGAAACACCAATGGAATTTCCCCATTCACCGGCAGTTCTTGCAGCCCATTCACCAACAGAAGCTTGTCCATTAGCAAAAGAAGATTCGTAATGATCATCATCACGAATAATAAATGAAGTTCCAGATGCTATTGCATTAGTAACACCAGATTCACACCGAACAACTTTAAGTTGGTCTGAATATTGAAGAAAATTAGCAGCAGTAAAAAATGTTTCAAACTGATTTGAATCACCTTGAGGTTTTCCAAAAACTTTTACTAAATCATCTTCTGTACCAACAGTCACAATTGAATTAACTGGGCCCTTTTGAAAGGCACCAGCAATAGCACCAATCGTTGTTGGTACTGATGGGACGATTGTTGTGAGATCGATTTCTCTTACATGAACGCCAGGAGACTTTAAAAAACTCATCTCTTTACTCCTTTACCGAAGTCTTGTTGTATCTTAGAATATTTATAATAATCAGTTTTCTAAACCCTAGTTTTATAAGTGTTATAACTTATAAATAAAATCATGAATGAACACTATGAAAAATACAAAGAGACAATCAAAAAGGTTGCTCGTAGGAATTATCAAAAGAGAATTGTTCTACTAAATGATTTTTTGGCAGAACAATCCTGTATTCATTGTGGAGAAAGTGAAACAATCTGTCTCAAGTTTCACCCACATGATTCACAAATTCGTAAACTAACAAAACGAATGGGCACAAATAATGAAAGCAGAAAAGAGATATTTCACCTAATAAGCCAATCAAAAATTCTATGTTCAAATTGTTTTATCAAAGTTGATAACGATTTGATTGAATTTATATAGTTACCAGTTTGTATTATAGTCTCTGACAACAGTGGTCCATCTTGTTCCATACTCATCAACTTCATCATCAAGATCATCATCTACACCATTTAATATAAATCCAAATGGAGCCATATCTTGTTCTAGTGCGTCTTGTTGTTCTCTCATCATAGTCATTCGTATATCATTGTCAGTTAGTTCTTTGAAGTATGTTTGATCTGTAGCCCAACCAAACATAAACATACAAGCAACCAAATCATCATTACATCCATCATCTGCCGTGTATGATGAACCTTTACTAATGAAAGTTGATAATTCATTGACACAATCATAGTCTTCGACAATAAGTTTATTATCCTCAATCAATTGTTTGAGATTTGAACATCCAATCTTCTTCACAGCTTTAGTTGTTCTCACCCCTAATTGCGCTCGGCCCCCTGAGAAGCCTGCTCCAAGGACCTGGCCTGCTCTGCCACGCATGGAAGCCATAACTAGGTTGTCATACTCCAAATCAAACTGTAAAGTATTTGCGACCTGTTCTCCTATATCATTTACCTCAACCATTACATATGCGTTGTTGTATGCCTTCGCAACTTCGTGTATCTTGGTAGGAAACAGTAGTGGTTTTATTTCGTTGTCCCTAAACTTTGCAACTATCTTGTATGGAATTTCAGTAACATCAAATACCACAAATGCAGAATAATCATTTGCTGTACCTCTAGAAACGTCAGCAGTTAGCATATATGTGCGGTTCTCTTCTGGACGAACATGAATGTCTATTCCAACATTTGAATGAATAGGTGTTCTATATACAAGTTGTTTTAGTTTCACAGAGTTTATTAGAGTATCAATAGACCCCAAGAACTCACATTCAAACTCTGAATTGAATTGTGATTGAGAGGTATTTCGTATTGTCTCTTCTTTCCAAACCTCATCTCTGCCGGGAACTTCACTCCAATGAACCTCTACTGGCGTATAATCATTTCTTTTTTCTTGTGCATCCACCCATATCTTATAGAACATATTCATACCATGAGGTGTAGAAACAATAATAACTTTTGTATTCTGACCAGATGTAATTGTGGGATACACAGAGGCAAAGAACTGTTCTGCAACATTAGATGGAACGAATGCAAACTCATCTAAGAAAATTATGTTATACGAACCACCACGAATAGCACTTGAAGATGTAGCAGCGGCAATAATTTTACTGCCATTCTCTAACTCTATATTACCTTTGTTCCAAGCTATGATACCTTGTTGCATCCACTTAGGAAGATTCTCATATGCAAGTTGTAGTCTTGATAAAATATCTCTCGCAGTTGAGGATTTGTTTGCAAGAACAGCAATATTTACATTTGGGTTGAAAAGTGCGTAATGTAAAAGGTAACTGATGATGGTAGTAGATTTACCAGACTGTCTAGGTAGTTTAAAGATACTAAACCTATTATCATGCATGGTAGAAATCATGTCTTGTTGAAAATCATACATCTCAAATGGGACAAGGCCCTCATCTAATGAGACAATCTGTACATAATTCTTAATAAAATACAAAGGATTTTCAGCACACTTATGATATTCTTTGATATCATCTTTTGTGAACTCAACAGCAGTATTTGCTTTCTTGAGATTAGGGTTACCCAAATATTGATTTTGGTCAGACATGCTATTTCTCTTTTAACATTTTCTGCAACTCAGCAGTACTCCCCACAAACAAAGCATTGGTTACATTTTTGGGTGCATTGTTTGGAACCTCTTTTAACCTTTTCATTTTTTCTTGAAGATCGCCAAGCTTTTCAGTAACCTCTGCGACCTGCTTGATAAGATTTCCAGCAACCTCATATGCTCTGGGGTGGTCTGATTCTTTTGCGAGTTCCAAAATTCCTTCGACCGCATCTGTTCCTCTTTCAACCAA